GAAGAGCATGTGCGAGCGGTCGTCCGCGTCGGCGGGCTCGCCATCCATGATCATGGCCAGCGTGCCGTCGGGATAGTCGCCCGCGTCGATGTCGCTCAGGATGCGCACGGAAAGCGTCTGTCCCTGTGCCGTGATGCGGTGCGCCGTGATTTCCCAGCCGCTGATGCAGTCGTCGTCGGCCGGATCCCTGGCAAAGACGGGACAGCGAGCCGTGTGCGTCTTGCCGTTATCGTCCGTCACGGTCAGCGACACCCAGCGGAAACCAGCCGGGAACGTCGCCGTGATGGCAGAACTGGCGCTGGTCCCCACGGTGATAGTCCCGTCGTCAACGTCCCAGGCGTACGTGCTGATGCTGGCCCCGTCGGCCACTGCAAACGAGCTCGTGCCGTCGAAATTGACTGTAATCTTCGCAGGTACGGCGTCGTCGATCGTGGCCATCAGTCCCGGGCCGAGATTCGCTACCGGCGGCGGGTCCGTAGTGCGGTCGCTGACGACCAGATCCGCATCCTTATAGATGGTGGCATTGCCGTCGCCGTCGATGTCGATGTGCGGCACCTTGCCCCAGATGCGGAAATCGTTGAGCACCGTGATATAGGCGTCATTCTGCAGGTCCACCTCCCCGTCGCGTGTGCCCTCCGAGGAGCGACCGAAATAGAGCGTGTCCGACGTGGCTGCCTTGCGCACGCGCTGTCGTCCCAAATCATCGGACCCGGCGCTGGTCCCGAAAAGAATCGTCATGCCGGGCAGAACGTCGCCGTATGCGCCCGTGGTCACGTCGTCGAACGCGACTTCTGCCAGCGGATACGAAAACGACGCCTGGTTCACACGCGCCGCGACGATCGTCTCAGGGCTGAGTAGGAATAGTCGTAGCGTCATGACGTTGTCTCTCGTGAGACGGCCGCCACCCAGTCTGAGCAGCCCCACCTGGGTGGCCCTGGCCTGGTCGGAGTAACGATGAACGTGCTATGTTGGCTCCCTGCGACTCCAACAGGACTGCCACGTCCTCCGGCTGCTACTGCCCAGGCGCCGTCGATCGACGAAGTATTGTCATGCTGCATAGGTTAGGTCCCGAAAAAGAATCGTGATGTTGCGAACGAAGAAGTCGTTGCGTGATACGTCTCGTCCGAGCTCGGGACGAACGGCGACGCCATTGAATCTGTTGTACGCGTAGTATTGCTCGGGTGCGTATAGCGTCACCTCGTTCGTGAGCGCCGAACCCAGGCCGAACTGATTCAGCAGACTCTGAAAGGCAGCGATGTCGCCCACCAGGTCCCATACCAGCTCGATATATCGTCCCTCCTCGATCACCGCGCCGCCGGCGGCATATGTGCGTCGAACGCGAAGCACGCCTTCGGACCGTGGCTGTGGCGTAATCGTCACCAAGTCCACGAGCGCCTGATCGAACCCATCTTTGACTTTGTAGCTGCTCATTACGCAAACTCCCTCAGCAGACCCGCTAGCTCATTGCGCACTGCGAGCCCGATCTCGCCCGGAAGTTGACCCGACGCCCAGATCTGAATTGGTGCGTTGATGTTGACGCTACGTGAGGTCTGCATCATGGCTGGCGTCATTACATACTCGCCTGCGTGCACGAACGCCAGTCCCGTTCGCTCGACCAGGCCGCCTCGAGCGAAACGCTCCATCGTGGTTCCGCCGCCCCTGTCCATTGCCCCGCCCGTAGCCAGCCCCGCCGTTGCCTCGCGGATAACGCCGTTGATCTCGTCCCACCATTCGTTGAACAGCCGTAGCGCCGCGTTCTGGCGCAACTTCTGCTGTGTCAGAAACGCCTGCGTCGCAAGGTCTTCCTGCGCAAGTTGTTCCTGGAACGCCTGGTCCAGTTGTTCGCGCTCTTGCTGCGCCTGGCGTGCTATCTGGTCAAGGCGCTGCTGATGCTGTACATCCATCTCTATCAGCTCATTCTGGTGGTCCTCGGCAAGGCGCTGTAAGCGTATGGCGCGGTCCTCATCCTCGATGCGTCGCTGTTCGACCACCGCCTCCTGCAGGTCCCGAATGCGCTCTTCGTCGGCTTCGCGGAACTGGCGCAATCGTTTTTCGTGCGATTCCTGTTCCTGCTCGATGCGCTCCTGAAGATTCTCCTGCTCGGTCTCTAGTCGATCACGGTAGGACTCCTCCGCGTCCTGCCCCTGACGAGCGAAGCGCCGCTGCTCCTCGGCCACGGCTGCGGCGTCCAGTCGGGCCGCTGCGCTGAGCAGATTGTCTCTGTGGTCCCGCTGCGCGCGTTCGCGCTGCCGCGCGTAGTCCTCTTCTAGCTCAGCGATGCGCTCATTGGCGTCGGCGCGGATATCCGCGATATTCTCGACGTATTCCGCCTGCCATTCGGCTTCGCGCTCGATGGCATCGGCGCGAATATCGGCGATATCCGCTGCAAGCTGCGCCTCCTGGCGCGCTCGTTGCCGGGCGAAATCCTCGGCCTCGCGAGCGATGGTGCGCTCGTAATTGGCGATTGTCTCACTGCGCTGCTGCTCATAGTTTTGCGTCTGACTCAGCCGCTGTTCGTTCGCGTCGCGCTCGATGTCTTCGATTGACTGCGCCCACTCCTGAATGAGATCGACTGGCAGAGGCCCGCCTATGCCAGCCTCTACTGTCCCCGCGCCGCCAATCGGCCCGAATAGGGAGCCGCCTGCCTGTATCCGTTGCGCCGCCTCTATATCCGCTTGCGTGACGGGACTCGGAGCATGAGCAAATGTTTGCGGGGCGATGCGAGCGAGCTGCTCACGAATTACGTCCGGAACCGACAGCAGCGCTTCGGCGGCATCCATCAGCCCAAAATCGCTTACGTCCTGCTCGCCAAATATCCCTGTTCTGCCCAAGCCGCGTACAATTGGCACGCTAAGGCCCAATCCAAGCAAGGCGCCAACTGAAGCTGCGCCGGCGGCTCCGCCTATCGCGCCGGCGGCCCCGCCCATCGTGCCGCTGAATAGCCGTGTTGCGCCTACGGCAATGCTGGCGATTTTCAACCTTTGCAGCGCAGTCACCAATTGATTGATGAACAGCAGTAAGGGAGCGCCTACGGCGACAATGCCCAGCAAATTCGCGCCAAGTTCCAATGTCTCCGGGCTCGTTTCGCGCACCATTTCCAGCCATTCGCGAAACTCCCGCACATTTGATTGCATGCTGTTGAAAAGCGGCGTGAAGCCGACGGCGGCAGTTAGTTTTAGCTCATTTTTCAGGCCCTGAAATGAATCCGCCATCTCGCGAGCGCCTTCTTCTGTGGCGCCCATACGAGCCAAGATGAAATCCAACTGGCTGCCATAATCCGAGAATGCGGCCTGCGCTTCCAAAATCATCGCGGGCGGAATATTGAATAACCGTTGAAGCGACATTGTTTGCCCGGCGAGAAATTCCGCGATAGCGCGTGTTTCAGCGCCGCGCTGCGCAGCCGGGAAAATACTGCGCAATAATGCCGCCCGTTTTACCCATTCATCCAGTTCGTCTGTATTGCCTTCGAGGATCGGCATAAGCGCTCGCCCCAGTTGCAATACGCCTTCAAGTTCGAGGCCGAACTCGTTGGCCGTATTGGTCAGGGTGTGCATCACCTCTTCCGCCTGTTCCTGCGTGCCCAACAGCGTGCGAAAGGCGACGGTGTAATTGCGAAGATCGCGAGCGGCGCCCAGGCCGAACGCAGTAGCAAGCCCGCCAACCGCACCGACAGCTAACAATTCAGAGCGGAGTTCTCCTATCGTCCGCTGTGCGGTTCTCGCCGCGCCGCCAATGCTCCCAAATCCGCGCTCTACCTGCGCGCTGACGCGCTGCACCGCCACTGTGGCCTGGTTCAATCCGCTGGTGTCGATGCTGATGCGGCCCTGGGCATGGCCCAAGGATTGCCCGCCGGCGATTCCGCCTAGTAGTGGCATATCAGCCCCTTATTCCCACAAATGCCGCACTGCCCATAAGTTATTTGACGCGTGCTGTGAACCGTCGCTCTCTCTACACTCCTAATGAACAATCCACCACCCAATGGAGGGCTCCTGTGTACACGCTCGAACCGGAGAACAAGTCATCAGGCTGTCTGCTCAAGGCATTGGCCGCGATAGGCGCCTTGACGATGGGATTCCTCGTGTTGTTGGTTGTCATCGGTTTGGCCGGCTCAGGCTCCACATCCTCGGTTAATGCTACGTCAACATTGCATCAGGTTGTCTACAAAATCACGACAGACCGCGAGACGGGGCGCTATCCCGATTGTTTCTATTTCGGCACGACGTATCAGGCGCCGAATGGCGCGGCCCAGAAGGAGGTAGCTATCTGTGGCGGCGCGCAGTCCATCGTTGTCGATACGTTCCGCGTCGAGCCCGGTGATTTCGTCTATCTCTCCGTGCAGAATAGTGAGTATTCGGCGAAAATCTCGTGCGAAATCCTCATAGACAATGAGCTCATCTACCAGACATTTTCCGAAGGCAAATATGTAATCGCTAGCTGCAGCGGCTTGGTCCCCTAGCTCAACAACGCCACTACATCTCGCCAGATGCGCGGCGCGAAGATGTCCAGCGTCGGCCCGATGATGGCGAAGCGGCCTTGGTTCGCCAGCTCCAGGTAGATGCCATACTCCACGCCGTGCGACAGAATAATGTCGATCATGTCCAGCGCCACGTCGCTCACTTCCGTGTAGAGCCTTTGTCTAGCGTTGCCGGTGCGATCAATCCAGACCGCGTTGGCCTTCATGTATGCCTCAATTTCCGGTGCATAGCGGTCGGCCAGCATGCGCACGGCGCGCCGGATTTCGTGGACATATGCCTCTGCCATTTCCGGCCATGCCTCGGTCGGCGGCCGCGTCCATGTAAAGGTCATCTCACTTCGTCGAAGAGCATGCCATCGGTCCCCAGCAATGCCTCTATCGGCGCATCGCTCATATCGGGCAGCGGTAGCCGGAACTCCGGATCGAGCAACTGCGCCATCGTGTAGCGCGGCTGCCAGCGCGGCTTGTCGTCCGGCCCGACCTGCTCTTGCTCCTGCGCTGCGTTCTCGATGGCCGTGCCGACCATGATCACCGCATTGTCCAGTTGCAGCGCGGCCCAGCGGTCCGGGATGTCTACCAGCTCACTCGGTCGCTGTCCCGTCGCCCTGGCCGTCAGATACAGCCGCCACATTCCGCTTCTGTTTGTCACGAAAGCGACGCAGCACCTCCGCCGGCTGCGTAGCGAGCTGATAGATCGCTGCCTTGTCGGCGAAGTCGATATCCTCCAGGCTAATTTCGTCATCGCCTGTAGGATCGTCAACTACTCGCGGCTCGACCATGGCCGCCGGTACGATAATGTTGATCAGCTCGGCGTAGCCTTTGGCCTTCTCGGCCTCGTTGGCGATTTCCTCGCCGTCCGTCTCGATCCAGAGCGACTTGGCGGCCAGCGGCGTGAGCAGGTCCGGCAGCTTGCCCGATATGATCAGCACATCCAGCGCCACAGGGCGCAACCGCGCCACATGGCCGGAGGGCAATGTCACCACATAGCCCTCCTCACGCGCTTTGCGCCATTCTGCAGCACTGGTCGGCTTCGGTTCGCGCCCCGCCATTAGAGCCCGCCCGTCTCGGTGCGCAGCGGAATCTCCACACCGGTCAAGGCCGTGAACTTGCGCAGCCTGAGCATGCCATTGACCGTGCCCTCGTTCACGCCCTGGAATTCGGCGCTTGGCAGCATGTAGGTGTCAACCTGCGCCTGGAGCCGGAGATTGCCGGCGAGCTTGGCTTTAGGTACGAAGACATGCAGATCGCTGCTCCCTCCGCTGCCCACGATACGGCCGGCAAGCGCCACATAAGGCACTTCATCATCCTCGGCGACGAACAGATCCTCGTAGTCCGCGCCGCTCACCAGCGTGCCGCCCATGAGCATGTCCACCACCTCCAGGTCGACGGCGGCCTGCTCAATATTGACCGTCACGCTGACCAATTTGGTGTAGCGATCGAGCACTACATCATCGCCGCGCAGCTCGTCGGTCTCCACGACCCACTCGACGTTCATGTTGCGGGCGCCGTGAATATCGTAGGCTGTCCCGTAATCATTTTCGTCATTCCACGCCGCGATCTTCAGATCGCGCAGTCCTCTGTGGAACGTTTTAGTTCCCATTACTTACACTCCTCTAACTTGATAGATTGCCCAATCCATACGTGCCAACGACGCCCCATCGAGCGCTCCCCGGTCCCGCTGGCGGTCAACCGTGTTAGTCCATTCGAGCGGAAACGCTCCCGACAACTGATAGCCCTGCAGCAGCGCATAGATGCGGTCCATGGCTGCGTCGATGTTGTCGTAGCCCGTGTCCTCATACAGATAGATTTCGACCACCTGAGATGCGCTTGCCTGCTGACTCATCTGGTCCTGCACGTTGCCATCCGGCACGAGCGCGCGCTGCGCTACCACCGCGCACGGCTCCAGATATCCATTGGCATCGAACGCAGCAGTCGCGGTTTCCCGCGTCAATCCCTCCCGGCCTAGCGCCCCGCGGGCATACACGCCGCCGGTCAGGATGGCGAGCAGCGTGGCGTCGGTATTCAGCTTGGCCGCAATCGTGTCCTCAGTCGCCATGCGTCCCTCAGTTCGGATGCTCCACAATCAGGTCCGGCTGCAGCCAGACTGGCGTCCCATTGGCGGCCAGCATCTGCGTCATGCCCTGCACCATGTTCTCGGCCGGAAAATGCACGCGCCGCGCCTCGCCAGCCCGCATCACCACGCAACTGCCGGCGCTATCCAGCGCCACCGGCTTGCCGTTTACGCTCGGATGGTAAGGCGGCGCGTTTGTGAAGTGCTCTCCCTGAGCCGCAAATCCCCATCGGTCGTAGAACCAGCGCACATTAGGGTCCCGCCCATAGAGAGTGCATCCCGGCGCATGGAAGACCATGGCCGCCACAGCCGGGAAACGGTCCAGCCGGTCAACCATTTCCGCCATGACGGCTGGCTCCCAGATGAGGTCGCCCTCGACGAACACGACAGCGCCGGCGTCGTCCGGAATATGCGTCCACAGCGTGTTATAGACTGCGGCCAGTTGCGCAAAGCGCTGTGTATTGATGATGGACCCGAATGACGGCCCCCCATGGCTGGCATCCAGAATCTTGCCCGCTAGCCCTAATTTCTGCATCCCGGACAGCAGCATGGCGGGTGTGTGGTCGTCGCTGTCGCCCTCTCCGATAAGTAAATATGGCCTGTGGCCGCGTTCGTCGAGCAGAAAATAGAGACCGGCCACCTGTTGAAAATAGCGCGGCACGTGCTGTGCACAGTTGCGAAATGCAGAAACGAATGCGATCTTCATGCGTTCGCCTCCTTGCGCTGGACGAGTTTCAGATTGGCCTCCAGCACCCAGGGCGCATCATCGATGGCATAGGGCCTGGGCATCCCCGTCGCATATGCCATCGTGTGGTTGAGATTGCTCTCCTCGCTCTCCATCATGGCCTGCTTGCCGCCATACTCTATATAGGCATGGTTGATGTGGATGGCCGTCAGCGCCTGCGTAGCGTCAATCACGGTCATGTCCCAGCGATGCATGGCCGCCCATACCAGCCAGTTAGCATAAATGGTCTTGCCCACGCCGAAGGGCGGGATATCATCCACCATCAGTGTGTCGCGATAGAGGAAATAATCTATATTACAGGTCGGATGCAGCACTGCCGACTCCGGCGCGGCGCCCGGTTCAATGTCCCAACGCTGGCCGATTACGAACGGGCGCTCTACATCTTCCAGTACAGCGAGTACATTTCGCAGCTCTGCGCCTAGCACAATATCGGCGCTGATTTCACACAGCCATGGCTGCGTCGCATAGCGCTCGCCCAGGGCAAACAGGCTGTCTACACGCGGCGTGCCCCATTTATTGCGCTTCACATCCATGCAGTGGATGATGCCGAGATCATGGACTGCCTGGCGCGAGCCGGGCGGATCGCCTATCACGATGATCTGGGGATTTGGGACTGCACCTTGCCATGATGCAATCGCCGCGCGTTGCAATCCATCGAACTCTCCAGTGAACGCCCGTGGCGATGTGAAGAAGGTGATCATCAAGCCTCCCGCATTTTCAATACGTAGTTGGCGCCTAGTACCCACGGCGCATCATTGACGCCAAGAGGCCGCATCATCCCGCTCATGCGCGCCAGCTGCACATTCTCGGCGCGTTCTGCGCTCCTGAACATACCCTCTTTATCGCCATGCTCAGCATAGGGATGATTTATGTGCACGATTTTTATGCTGTCCGTGGCGTCAATCACGGTCATGTCCCAGCGATGCATGGCCGCCCACACCAGCCAGTTGTCATGCAGCGTGCGCCCGATGGCAAACGGCGGAATGCCGGCTGCGTCGAGCTGGCCGCCACGGAAGATGCAATAACTAACCGCGCTTGGCGGATGCAGTTTGCAATGGCCGTCTGCGTTCATGTCCCACCGTTGCCCTATGACAAAAGGCCGCTCGATTTGCGCCAAAGCCATAAGTGCGGCGGGCAATGTGGCATCAAATAGCAGATCGCTCTCGCCCACACACACCCATTCGCTCTTCTGCGCACAAGCAATCTCCCATACGCCGGACAACGTAGTAATGCCGCGTGCATTGGTGGCTGGCGTCCGCAATTCATCCGCGCCCGTGTCCGCAGGTAAATCCTGTCCAAGCAGCACAATGCGCGCGCTTGGCACAGCCTCACGCCAGGACGTGAGCGCGCGGCGCTGAATCGTGTCAAATATGCCCGTGAAGGGCCGGCAAGGGACTACGAAAGTGATCTCCATCGTGCTACATGGCTCCCTGCCATTGCTCACGCCGCTCGCGGTATTCGTCGAAATACGGGTCCTCTACGTCGCCCTGCCAAAAGCGCTCGTTGAGCTCCAACCCGCGCGCTTCCTTCTGTAGATTGCTCCATACATTCGAGGCGCGCTCATGCAGTACTGTGGCGTACCCGCTCACCACTGCCCAGCCCTTGTCGTCAATCACGCGCTTGCTCTCGATGCCGCACCAGATATCGGCAAAGCGATCCATCCCTACGCGCGGCCCCATCGGCGCGAAATACATCCACGGCAGCAATTTGCGCTTGAATGCAAGATTCATGCCGCACATAGGATAGAAGACGCCTTTCGGTATCGGGCCACGATAAAAGTTAACCTCGCGATTGCCCCTGACCAGCTGCGTCGGCGCGTCCCAATCCCTGACGCCATTCCAGACGCCGTGCGATAGCACGACCTCGGCTTCGTCGCGCACGCCATAAGGAAAGCCACGCATAAACTCAGATGCCGTGCTCATCCAGCTAACCGGCACATACATATCGAGCGCGTCCAGATGGTCTTGGATGGTATCGCCTATGGGTGCTACGTCGTCGTCTAGCGTGATAATGACCTCGATCTGCGGCAATGCACGCGCCACGTAATAGAAGCCCGCATTGCGCACCCCGTCATTGTGATTGTAGAGCAGGCGATATTTGTCACCCATCACGGTCTCAACACAGATCGATTCCGTCTCGCCATCTACTTGCAGGAGCGGTGTATCTCCATCTTGCACCGTAATCAGGCGGATATCATGCTTGATGAAAAGTGCGCGCCACGCGGCCAGGAACTGGTCATAGATCTGATGCCGGCTGCCCATCGTCGGCACGACTACGGCGATATTCGTCATCGCTGGCGCGGCCCTTTGTCCGGATGATTGACGCACCAATCGCGTACTGCCTCGCGATATCGTTCGGCAACGGCAATCAGTATCCCACTGTGCAGTACAATATATCGCTCCGGCAGTGCTGCGCAGATCTGGTCGAGACTCGGCCATTGCGCCGGATTGCCGCGCAGCCGCGGCGGACTTACGAAATAATGTGCATCGTCAATCATCACGGCATGATTGCCGCGCAGATGCTCCAGTTCCGCCAACAGCGGGCAGGCGTCAACTGCCCCTTGCAGCGGGTCAACTTCCGGCGTCGGCGTGCCGCAGCAAATCCAATGCGCATCCAGCCATACGACAGCGGGCCGTGCCAGCATCTTGAGCATTGGCCCTAGCATCTCCCCGCTATCCCCGCAGAATCGTTGCACGTTTGACGGCCACTCCAGTGCATTGCCCGCCTCAAACCGTTTTGCCACTCCTTCCACGGTCATCACAGTTTCAAAGTGCGGGGCTACGGTGCGCACCGTGCCGCCTTGATATGTTCCGGTCTCGACGAACGCTGTCAGATTGCATGTATCGCGTAGCATCAGGGCGATTTCCAGCGGGAATGGCGGCACGGGATTCATAAAGACGTTAGGCACGGGTCCTCTCCTTTTCAGGATCGATTTCCGCCCATCCCTCTGCATGGTTCCTAAGCCACGGCCCCATATCCGCCGGATGCGGCCCCTTGTACGGCTCTATCATGCCGCCAATCAAGCGTTCCGCCATGCGATAGTCATATGGCTCCACCTGCGGCACACGCCCGTCCTGCAACCCGGCCCCGTCCGCGTACCAGGCCGTATGCTTGGTCTGCGAGATGGCCAGCGCCTGCGGAGTGCGACACCACCCGTAATGCAGCATGGGCGTATCCACCCACACCGCGCCGTCATCGTGCACGTTGTGGGCATCTACCTCGCGCCCATTGCGCCGGATTACCATCTGGCACGCTGCCCACTTGGGATGCTCATCACTGCACCAATTGCGCATCCGGTAGCCTGCCGAGGCCCGGCCCAACCGCGAGTTATGATCGTAGAATCCCTTGAGCACCCGGTAGCCTGCGGTCCCGTACAGATGGATGTACGGGAAGATGATCACCTGTATCTTTGGGTCCCGCATGATTTTCCGCAACTTGGGCGCATACTCCTCATGCAGCGCCTCATCCGCATCGTGGTACATATGCCAGTCTGCCGTCGTCATCTCCCGGCTCCAGTTCCACCATCGTTCCTGCCAGCCGCGGTCAAAACGGAATGTCTCCTCGCGAATCTTCAGCCGGTCCCTACCATAACGGTCCTGTAGCGCGTAGATAGCGTCCCGCGTGCCGTCTACCGATTGTCCAACCACTATGCACGCCTCATCACACACGCGCAGCCCGGAAGCAATAGCAGCCTCATAGGGATAATCCATAATGATGAGGTTGGCCGCGCGATAGAATGCAGCAGAGCCGCTCATCCCGTCGCCTCCGCCACGCCTTGCACCTCGCCCAGCGTCGTGATGATATCCACTACCCGGTATAGATCATTCCCGCTGATGAAGCGATAGCCCTCGGCGATATCGGTATCCGTCACCGTAGCATGGTTGCGCACGCCAAAGATGATGAGCTTGCGTCGCGGCGCGGCCCCTGCTTCGCTCTCCGCCAGGCTGGCCGAGTTGTCGCTCTCCAGACGCACCGTCTGCGCCGCGAGCGTGGTTCCATTCGGCTTCTTAAACGTCACGCTGGTCGGCTTGTCGCCGATGCGCCGCCAGGCACGCGCCGCCCGCTGCGCTTCCGTCTCCGTGGGCAGGGCAGCCAGGTCCCCGCCCGCCGCCAGCCATGCGTTGATGCTAGGCATCTGGATATTCCCGGATCGCTTTCGGCTTGCGGCGCAAGCTGCCGAATCTCGCCGCACCAACCGCGCTGCCGGTCGTCACTGCATCATCCAGCTCGCCTTGCCACATCTCCAGCAAGGCCCTCAGATGCGTGAACACATCGCTGGCGTTCTCGCTGCTATTATTCTGCCGATAGCTGGTCAGTTTGGCGCTGGAGGCCAGCAGCCGGCGGATCGCAATCACCCGCGTCGCTGCCTTGATACTATTGGCGTCCGTGTAGCGTTCGCCTGCCTCCACATAAATCGCATCCGCTTCGGTATCATCCAGCGTCGTGGAGTCTGCGCCGATATCGTCTCGCAATCTGCTACGCTGCAACGCGGTCGCCATATAGCACCCCTTCCCATATCCCCAATATTGCGCGCGCAAAAGCGCGCCAGTCATACATCGCTCCCACATGCGGCGCATTGCGCATTGCGCGCATCTGATATACATCGCGCCGGTCCGCCACATCGCGCAGCACGCCTGCTAGATATTTCGTGTCCACATGCGCCCACTCGCCTAAATCCTGTCCCTTCAGATTGCTCGTCTTCCATCTCGCCGGCACCAGCGTATAGTCCAGCGGAACGCCCCATATGTCGATATCGTCTGCAGTCCCGCTCCAGTTCGTGGCCAAGGCAACGCCGCCCGTGGCTGCGAATTCCCGCGGAATCAGACCGAAGCCCTCGCCGGTAGATGGATGGATCAGCACATCGGCCGATAGATAGAGCTGATAGAGAGCCGCTTCGCTCATGTCCTGCGCAATGATGGTCACGTTGTCGTTGAGCAGGTCGAGCGGATATTGCTGGTGACGCATCTTCAGGATCAGGCGCACGTCCCGGCGATCGCCGAAGGCGCGCACAAACGCATTCAGCGCCAGCATCCCACCCTTGCGCGACCCGCGGTCAAGGAAGGCGAGGAAGGTTAGCGGGGCCTGATTGAGCGTTTTGCGCGGCTGATATATCGGCGACAGGCCGAGAGGCGCCACATAGCTGGGTGTGCGCACTCCGCAATCGCGGAACAGCTCGGCGCCGAAGTGCGATGTTGTTACCAACGCATCGCAACGATTCAGCACAGGAGCCCAGTCGGCGGGGATCTTGCTCGACTCGAACATGGTCAGCGCGACCCGCGGCCCATATGCGGTCACGGCTCCATGACGGTGATAGCCGGTCGGATAACCCATTAGCACCGCACCCAGGCTTGGCCGCCGCGGCCGCGAGACCATCTTCTTGATATCGGCGGGTTGATTGGCGAATCTGGTGTCGCCTAGCGCATAAGCATTGACATAGCAGCCCATGCCTGTCAGTTGCCGCGCAAGCTGACAGGCGATAAGTCCGTAGCTGTCGTATAGATCCCAATACCCCGGCGCGCAGATGTTAATCGCGTACACTATGGCAGCGTAATCTCCTCCACTGCGCCCACGGGATTGGCGTACACACCGAAGTACGTGTCCCACACGGTCTGAGTGAGCAGCCGGCTGATATCCTGCTGCTCGCCTTCCTGCAGGAGATCCTGTTTCATGTATGACTGGAAGTCGTAGCCCTGATATTGCAGGCTGATGAGATATGCCGTGCCCGAGCTGACGCCGGAATACGTTGTGGACTTGCTGCCGCGCGTGCCGGTCCAGCCGTCATACGCGATGACGCTGCGCACCATGTCGATGGCTCGGCTCTGCAAGCTCACGCCCTCCTGCGGGACCCTGGTCAGCGCCTTCTCGATCGTGAAGAGATTGGCCGCCGAGCACAGAATCGCATACGGCCCGCGCCGCGGATTGTCGGTATCGGTCATGCTATTGGCGATGGCGTCCTCAATGGTCAGCATGTAATCCTCTACCGTGGTCACACCGCTCGAGTTAGCCGCCGTCTGGTTGGCCGCGGCATAGGCGTAGGCCAAAATCGGATTGAGGTGCAGATGGTTGAGCAGCGCATTGTAGGCGATGCCTACCTGACGCTCGACCAGCGGCACCCGCCACAGCTCATTGAACTCCACCAGATCCTTGCTGTACTCCAGACCTACGCCGTAGTGCACGATTGGCACGGAGAAGTCGGAACTGCCCACGCTGGCGAACTTGATTTCGCCGCCCTCGAAAATCTGTTCGAGCACCACGCCCGCCGGCCCCAGCCGATTGACAGCCACGTTACGCGGCAGATTACGGTCCCGAATCTCCTGGTAGATGGGCGTGTAGAGGATAGGCTCCTCATCGCGCCCTGCGAACACCTCATAGCGCTGGCGCTCTTGCCACGCGTCTCCGAAATCGCCCATGCCGACAAACTCATGGACGATTTTGCCGCTCACATCACGCACCTCGCGCACATGATCAGACAGACGGAAACCCGGCTTGAAACTGCGGGTCGGCTTTTGCGTGGCCAGCATTTCCCGGCTGTGAATTTTGATAGTCATCTCGCCTCCCCCTAGCTCAGCAGCGCGTTGTGCGCAAGCATAATGCCAGTAACGATATTGTTCGCGTCTTTGTCGGCCGTGGCCTTGAAGAACGCGATATTGCCCGCGCCGGCCGACGTGCCGTACGCCTCGTCATCAGGGTAGTGACCAGTGGCGGTCGCTACCGTGATGTAGACGATATCCCCCTTCGACACGCTCAGCCCGGACGGAACCTCGAACTGATATTCTCGATTGTCGGCAATAAGGGCGATGCTGTCGCCGCTATCGCCGTCATCCCCGGCCAGACCCAGCCATGCATCTGCATAGATAACGGAGTTCTTGGCTACCGTGTAGAGCAGATCCACATTGACGGCCTTGCCGTCGCTTTCGAAATAGGCCTCACTTCCGGCCACTGTCGTCGCCATTATGCCTCCTTGGCGGGCGCATCATCCCACCATTGCGAACTGGCTGATCCTTTCTTCTGCGAGCGCACGTTCGTGGTCTGGCGCGGCCCCATCGCACCGCGCACCTGCATCTCCAATAGCGTCTTCACGCTCTCTGACTCAACCACGGCCTTGTATGCCTCCTCGGCATCCTCGACGCTCTGCGGTTGCCGCGCCTGCACTAACTCTACGATCAGGCCGCGTGCGCTTTCCAGCTTGATGCCGTTCTCCGCATCCTCGACCAATTCCTGGATACGCTGGTCCACGATTTCCCGCGCCCGCTGCGTTTCTGCCTCGTGCAGCTCGCGCACATGGGCCACGATATCGGCGTCGTCCGATAGGCCCAGCTCATTGCGCAGCTCCTGCGCCGCCCCGGCCGCAATCTGCTCGCGCAGCGGCGTCGGCACCTCTTCTACCGTCAGACTTCGGATGATTTCCTCTCTATCCATTTCGGACTCCTTTTCACTTTCACGTAGATTCCTGGCCGCCATCTCGGTCGTCACATGCGGCACTGCCGCCAGATCCGCGATGCCGGCCCTGTCCGCAGGTGCGATATCGATTTGATTCAGCTTGAGCGATTTCGCCGACATGCGATACGCGCCTAGATCGTCGTCCCATACGCCCTCCGCGAGTGCGTCAATCGACGTGGCGATCTGCTTGTTCGTGGCCTTGTATCGCAGCAGCCTCGCCCGTGCGTCGCCCGCCGGCACATAGCCCTTGCCCCACAGCAGCCCACCAATGCGCCGCGCGCCGACCCAGTGTACCGCCTCCATCGGGAACTCCGTGGCCCGCTGCTCCGGCCGCAGGTGCCCCATGAGGCCCACGGGCCGATTGGCCAGCACCTGGCGTTCCAGCTCGGTCAAGAACGCGTCGTCGTAGTAGCGCTTGTTGCCGCTGGTTACGTCGGCCTTGCCGATGGGCACGGTGATGAAGACCGGGTCATCATCGCCGTCCACCAGCGCCTTATAGTCGACGCCGTCTGCGAAGGGAACTTCCGGGTACTTGCCCTTGAACTCGCTGACAATCATGATCTCGCGCATGGCTTCCCTGGGCATCTCGGCCACATATTGCAGCGCTACCGGCTGCCAGTCGGCCCACGGCGCAAACTCGATACCTTCAACGCCAGTTGAAGCGTCGTCCGTCACCGTAATGACCACAGACAGATAGCGGTCTCCTGCGCGCACGATGCAATGGTCGGGAAAGACGTCGGTCACATACGGGCGTTCCGACTCTGGCGGCCGATCCAAGTCATATTGGTTCGGCGGTCGCATCTGGCGGTCGAACTCTCTGCGCACACGGCTGACGAAATCATCCATCGACCCGCCGAACTCGGAAACGTTCGCTTTCAGGGCGCGCTGGCGCTTCTCCCGATACGCGTCGAGCACGGCCTCGGCCCGCTGCCGCACGTCGGCCGGCACATCGGTCTGCGGCAAGCGGCTGGCTGCCGCATTCAGCCCGCCTGTTACCGCCACCAATCGCCCATCGCGCACGTCTGCAAACGGCAACTTGTAGCTGCCCTTCAGCGCCGGCGCCTCAGCATCATAGACCAGATGCCCGCGCCGTGCGCGCTCCTGGTCGATCTCCTCGCCTCTGCCAAAGAGCCGGGCCTGGGCGGCCGCGCCGTCCCAGTCGCCCGCCACGACGGGCAGGTCCCTCGCCGCTCCTATTGTCCACTCAGCCATTGTCGCCTCCTCATCCATGCACCGCCGGTATGTACGTCGTGTGCTGCTCCGGTTTCGCCACAAACAGATCGCCCAGCTTCGTCAACTTGCCGTTCTCCGTGAGCAACGACGGCGCTTCCCACAGTTCGTCATAGGCGCTGAACCAAGCCGCTGCTTGGATATTGCCCGCTCGCAGCGCCTGTCGCACTGCCTGCAACACATCCGCATTCGTCTGCGCGCTCCAGCTTGCGCACTCCGTCACAATCACCGGCAGGTCGCGGAGGCCGGCCAGATATTCCAGCGCACCATGCAGCCGTTTCGTCCATGCCTGGCCCCTGTAGTCGTAAAGATGGATGTGCCAGCAGTCGGGCAGCGGTCCCCCGGCGGCCAGATAGTCATTGAGCCAGGCGCGGCCGTGGTCGAATACGTCCCACAAAATGCCGGGCAGCGCGAATCTCACGCCGAGAGGTTCTGTCATGTGCCGGAACCTGCGCACGCCCTCGGCGAAGCTCCCCGGCGGCGTATCGGACTGGTCCGCGCGCTCCGGCTCGTTGCCCAACAGCCACAATCGCCCCGGCTGCCGCTGGACGGACGGCAGCGCCGTGTTCACCGCGTCAACGTTGCAGCGCCAGAGCATCGGTATGTAACCGTCCATGTTGAGCCGGCCGTACTTCCAGTTATGCCACCAGGCCGGTCGCAACCTGTCCAGCGCGTCGTAGTACCAGGCTGGCTCGTTCTCAGCCCGCTGCCACGGCAGGCCCACGCCGAAGCCGGTTGGTATCACGATAGCGCCTCCATGCGCGTGGTTAGTGCGGCGACTTCGCCATCTTCTATGTCTGCCTTTACGCTGCCCGTTACGCCAACATATAGACCCCGCGTCACGCCGCCCGGCAAATCAACAGTGTTGCTTGGCGTAACTGCCATCGCACTGCCTGAACTCGCTATCGTCATGCTTGCCTCCATGCGCCTAAGCGCTCTATTACATCCACCAATGTGCCGGTCAGCAGCGCCGTCGCCAACCAGTTCGGATTCAAAATGCCCTGCAGCCGCCGCGCTTGCGCCGCCCCGGCCGCAATCTGCTCGCGCAAGTCCGCCACCAAACTCTGCGTATCGCCCGTCGTCACCGGCGAGAGATTGCACATGCAGTGGGGATGCGCCGGATAGTCCGGCACCTCGTCAATCGGATAGACGCCGTCTCCGTTCTCGCCGCCGTGCGCCCGCTCGTCGCAGATATCGCAAGGCCCATGCATGCTGCTTCGGCTCCAGCGAATGCCGCTCACGAACGGATTAGCCGCGGCCGCGTTCACCGTTCCCCGGCCCGCCGCCGCCGTGATCTCTGTCCTCGCCAGCCGCCGCGCCGCATAGCTGCCCTCGCGTCCGTAGGGCGTGCGCGTGCGAATCAAACGCGCCCCCGGCGTCATGTAGTCCTCCAGCAACTCGGCGATATCCACCGCGGACGTGCCCTGGCCGATGTGATAATCCAGAAACCGGGCGATGTTGGCCCGCTCGTAGATGCCGGCGCGCCAGATGCGGTCCGAGAGCCGGTAGCCGTTGGGGTCCACCCACATATGCCACGGGTCGTAGGTCCCTCGTTGCTCCGTCACCACATCCGCAGCCACGGGCCGGGGACCGGTCAGCCACTGCACGACCGCCTTGTCGCGTACCAGCCGATTGATCAGCGACGCCTGGCGCTCAGCCTGGATGCGCAGCGCGCCTTCCACGCCCTCCCGCAATAGCGTCGCATAGGGGGACCGCGGCTCGATCTCAAGCAGCGGGTCGGTGCCGGGGCCGATGAAGTACGGCTTTAGCATGTCGTTCCAAATCGCCGTCTTGAGCGCAGAGCGCGTCGACCGCATGTTGAGCACTACTCGGTCTGGTCCCACTGCATAGCGCTGCACAATGCGCCCGATAGCGCGCGCCAGAACCCGCTGCTCCTCGATGTAGCGCCGGTCCATCGTGCGCTCGTGGCGCAAGCGGCGGGAATTCCAGGTCTCAGCCATGCTACTTGAGCAGCTCCAGGATTTTGTCTGCCGTCGCCGAGCCCACGCCATCGATCTGCATCAATTGCTTTTTGGTGATCTTTGCGGCAGAAGGCTTCGACTCCGGCTGTTTGTCGCTCTGTTTGCCGCTCAGCGCGTCCAGATCCTTTTGCAGCGTATCCAACTGACTCAGAATTTCGGCAAATGTTTTCTCGGGCCAGGGCATAATTAGATCTCCAGTTCTAGTTGGTTAATTTCCTCAGCCAGCGCGCGGTCCACGTCCCGCTCCGCAAACGGCGAACCCTCGTCCGGCTCTTGCGCGCCAACCTCATCGCGCGCCCGGTCCGTCACCTGCTCGATATCCTCAATGTCCACCGGCGCCAGCATCAGCGCCGTGTTGCCGTCGATCAGGCCCTCGGCATACGCCCAGATCACCGTGTCCAGCGTCAGGCGCCCGTCAGCCTGGTCCAGCGGGTCCCACTGCAGCGTCGGGCGTTCCGCCTGGATGCCCGGCTGCAACAGCGCCATGTAGCCCAGCACAATCTCGGCCAGGTCCAGTAGCCAGCCGGCCGCATCGGCGCGCCGGCCCTCGATGAAGCGCACAAAGATCGGCATCTGCGTCTCAGCCGACGCCTGCGAGGATGCGATGGCATTGCCGAACACGAACTCGGGAATCTCCGTGTGCTCCAGAATCAGATAGAACATGAGCCCCAGCAGCCGCTCCGTGTCCTGTGCAAAGCTGCCCGGCGCCTGATAGCTGAACCTCGCGCCGCTCACCGTGAGCAGTTGCGTCAAGTCCACACCTAGCGTGTTGACGGTCTCCGTGGTCCCGTCGGGCAGCGTCTGGCTCTCCGTCTCCCCGTACAGCGTCCAGAAACTGTCCAGGTCGGTCTGATTCTCGAACTCCAGCACCGGCGTGGGTCGGCCTTGCAGCTCGTTGCCTTCGACGCCCGCCTGCAGCACCGTGTTGTAGCGCTGCAGCACCTCCACCAGCGCCTCGGCCTCGGCATGGCCAAACGTCTCGCCGTCGTCCGGATTGTTGGCGATGTGCACCACCGGCACGCGGCCCAGCAGGTTGCGATACTCCGTCTGCCGTGTGCCTGTGCCGGATTCCACGATGTGGATGCGCCGGTCCGCATAGTATTCATCCGTCACCGTCATGCGCGCCGACGGTAGCTGCGGATGCGTGAGCGTCTGTGTAATGCGCCAGCCGATGACGTTGCCGTAGTCGTCATCGGCGACGAGCGGCTCTACCAGGTCCGGCGCAATCAGCGTGAGCGAGAGGTCGGCGTTGACCACCACGAACTCGTCGCCCTGCTTCAGGCTAGAGCGATACGCGCGCAGCACCGATGGATGCCACTCCGTCCACCAGTTCGCCAGCGCTTCGGACGCCGCCTCGTTGTCCAGCTTCCAATATGGGGTTCGCCCCAGCGTCCAGGTTGCGATCTTATTGACCAGCGGCTTGATGAAGAGGCCGGCCAGCTCCAGCCCGCGCACTCGGCAGTAGTAGGCCCGCCGCCAGAATGCGTAGTGCGGCCGGCCCCAGTCGGTGGAGGGGTTGCGAAACACGCTGGCCATGGGCCGGCTGGTGTAGATGCGCGGGCGCTGCCCGAAATCGGCGCTGGATGTCGTCGAGAGGCGTCCCAGCGCGTCATTGACCGTGCTGAAGAATTCCTGAATGCGGCCCCAGATACGGTACGCCACTATGCCGTCCTCCTCACCGCTCGCCGCGTGCCGGCGCTGCTGGCAGCTCTCCCGCGCACAGCCCCCTGGCGCATGCCGGCCGGCTGCACGAGCGCCAGCTTGTTGAAGGCGCCCGAGCTGGCGTCTACCTGGTCCTTGTATGTGCCATGCGGAAAACCGGCCAGTTCCTCCAGATAGACGTGATTCCAGCCGCCCTCGAGCAGAGTCACGTTGCCGACCTCCGCCTGTGCGGCAAACGGGGCAGCCCGGATCTCCTTGCTGCCCGTCACCGGCTCCTTGAAGGCGGCAAAGCCGGCCAAGCGCTTGATGGTCGATTCCGCGCTCTCCTTGCCGCCGCTTCCCGGTTCCTGCTCCACCCAGACGGTCACGTTATCATAGAGCTGCTTGTCGATGTGCGCGGTCTGCTCTATTGTCGTCTCGCGCTCGCCGCTGGACCACTGGCCGCGCACCACATCCACCACGAAATAGCGGCCGTCGGGCGAACGGGCCATCAGCACGCCGGCCGTGTACGCGCCGCCGCCGGGCGTGGCGGCCTTGTCCCAATAGCGCACGAAACGGCAGCCGGTAGGCAGCGCCTGCACAACCGGAAACCAGCCGCGCTGAAAGAATCCGCCCGCACGCGGGGCCGGGCGCTGCTGGAACAATGCGTTCCAGAAATACGAGCCAAGCCGCCGTTGCAACCGTTGCAACCGTTGCGCCGCGTACCGTTCCGGGCAAAGCGCCTGACCCGGCTTGCGCAGATCGCGCTCGACCGTGCAAGTGGATGGAAAGCTTGGCCGCTCCGCCTCGGCGATGGCCGGCATGCTCATAATGCGCCAGCGTTCCGGCTCGCCGTCCTCCGCGCCTTCCTCGGTCAGCAGCCAGCCTGAGAGATCGTCCTGGTGCCAGCGCGTCTGGATCACGACAATGGCACAGCCGGGCTCTGCGCGTGTATAGAACGTGGACCTGTACCAGTCTTTCTGCTTCTCGCGGATCGTCTCGCTGGCCGCTTCCTCGGCGTTCTTAAGCGGGTCGTCGATAACGCCCAGGTGCATCCCCTTGCCTGTGATGGGACCGCCCACGCCGGCCGCCCACAGACCGCCGCCGGCCTGCGTCTCCCAGTGGCGCACGGCGCGCGCATCATCGCGCAGGAGACCGCCGCCGTTGACGTAGTGCTCGCGGGCACTCCGGCTCAGCGTATAGGCCAGCTCCGCGGCGTATGAGTTGAGTCCGACCCAACGGTTCGGGTGACATAGCAGGTAATAGGCGGCAAACAGGCGCGAGACGGTTTCGCTCTTGCCGTGCCGTGGAGGCCAGAAGATCATCAGCCGATCGATCTCGCCGTCGGCGACGCGCTGCAGCAGAGCGACAAGCTGCTCGATGTGCGGATAGAATCGGAAGCGCGGCTGCACCCGCCGGATGAAAGCGCGGAAGGTAAGCGACTGCTTGGCGAGCTGGGGCGCGCCGAACACGAATGGACCCGTATTCACCCTAGGCAAGTCAATCCGTAGATTCAGCACGGTTCAGCGCCTCAAGCATCCGCATCAGTTTGTCCGTCTGCACGCCGTGCAGCACCGCCGCATCCGATGCTGACTGTATCTTCAGCCACTGCGGATCTCGAAATATCTGCAGCTGCGCTATCAGCGTCTTGAGCGATTCCTCCATGTACTTGACCAGCAGGTCCCCTATCTCTACCTGTTTTTCTGTTGCAACCTTGGCAACTTTTTCGCCTAAATCGCGGCTTTTCCAGCTCTTGACGGTCCCTGACGGTATGCCATAGTCTTTCGCCACCGCATTGACAGATTGGCCTTCGAGCAGAGCCGCCAATACCGCCGCTTTCGTCTCGGGGTCGTAGCTGCGAGCGCTCATACCGCCTCCCGCAACAGCGCGGCCACCCTCCGCATCCACGCCGCGCCGAATGTCTGCCAGCCGCTGATGCGCGTGTACCAGTCGATGCGCCAGGCCATGTAGCGAAGGAAGATCGGGCCAGCTTCCGCCAATGCCTGTTGCGCCCGCCCTACTCCGCCATTGACAGCCAGGTCAAAGTGCGCCAAGGATAGCGGCCACGGCATGGCGTTGGCTCCGCTGGCCAGCCAGTACCATTCATAATAGATTTGGCGCACCTCACCATCAGAGATGTTGCGGAGATCGTCCTTGTTGGGGATTGGATGGCCGTGTGCCTGGCGCCAAGCGCGGTAGGTGCCGAGCGTGACGCCCTTCATCGTTGCGCCGCCCGGATCGGCGGGATTGTCGGACCAGCCGTCCTCCTGCCCGAGCACGACGGCCAGTGCACGCTCGAAATTGGCGTCGCCGTCGCCTGGTGCATCGTCCAGCGCATCCTCTCCGCTCTCGATTTGCGGACCATCTATGACAACAACCGGCGCATATACAGCGTGATCGGCCGCTGCCTCAGATACTGCGTACTTCAGCCACAGAGGATTCACCGGACCTGCATCACACTCCTCAACCCAGGGATGCGCTCCGTCTGTCGTGAATAGCGTTGCGCCGACGATGTAATCATCTAGCTGCAACTCCGCTTCCGCCTGGCGCCATTGCTCGAAATATGTATCGGCCTCAATGTCGCCCTTCCACCCATCGCGCGCATAGAGCCCCCATGAGCCGTCCGGATTCTGATATGCCTTCAAACCGCCCAGCTCCGTCAGGATGGTTGGAACCTTGATAGCCATCTTCCGATAGCGCAGGAACCACCAGCCTGCGTAGAAATGCACGCCCTTGTTGAAGCCCCAATACTCGTGCAAGCCGAGGTATCTGCCAGAATGCGCCGTGATCCAGCGAAGCAATGGTAGCCAAGGCGTCCAATCCGGCGGTGTATCCTCTCCATGGTTTGCAGGCCAGCCAACCGCCAATTGCCCATGGATCGTCGGCAATCCCAAGCGCAAACCTTCTTCGCCAAATGCCAGTTCGTACGCGAGCTGCGTCTCCATGCCGCCGGGTTCCCAAACCGGGAACTCATTAACGCCCTCGACGAGAATGCGCTCGCGCGGGATGCCCGGCAGGTGCTCATGCCATTCCTGAGCATGTCGCTTGCCGGCGCCTATTGGCTCGCGCCAAACATCGTCGTGCTGCTGGCTCAGTGGATGGTCGCGCAATATAACCAGGCCCGGGGCGCTTTCAATGACGCGTTTGACATGCTCCAAATTCGGAGCGCTGGAATAGACAACCTTGGAAACTGGCGCAGGTACCTGCGCCAGCATTTGCATATCTTCAGGGCGATGATGTTCTGGTAATAGATGTATTCCGATTTTTGTCATGAGCGCCGCTACCAAAACAAAGAGGGCCACCGCGTTATTGATGCGATGGCCCTCGGCTCGAGGCAACCTGTGAAATTGTCTAGCGCTAGTTCGTGATTGGTCCGCCCGTCTTGACTACGATACCGAGCAGTTCGATGTCCGCCTTCACGTCGCTTCCGGCGATATGGAGTGTAATACGACACTTGCCCTGGCGCAAATGGGGAGGCAACGAGCGCACAGCCTCTTCCAGCCACACGTCAATGCTGCGCTGCTCTGCTGCCGTTTGTGTATCCATCAGCGCTTTTCGGGCGACGCCGCCAACTTGCCTAAAGGATAGCACGGGTGCACGACAAAATCAATATTCAGCCTCAGGCTCGCTTCGCCGGCGGGATGAAGTCCATGCCCCACAGCTCGAAGAGCGTCTCCTCATCCGGCACGCAGATTGTCTCGGCAGGATGCGGCGCTTCGCCGTCCCAATATTTGGCCCGCCATACATATCCATCGCGACATCGGAGCCCCGGCGGGCGCAATCCTCCAGGCAGCCTACGATCCTGTACCATGCGCTGGCTGAATCGCGCCGAGCCCGTGCGTAGCATGAGAATATAACCCCAGTTGCACGGTTCAGCTAGAAATAGGTCAAGCTGCATCTCGTCGCCCTTAACCAGGACCTGCATCTGTTTATATTTCGGCCCATTCTTGCTCGGCTCCTGGCCCTCGTCTCTCAGCATCGCATCCAGCTCCGTCTCGTCCGTAGGCTCGCCGAACAGGTTGAGGATCGGCTTGGCAATCGCGACAATCTCGATATCGCCGACCATCTCGCATTGACGCCGGATGCTGCCGGCAATCTCGATGCGCTCGCAGGCCGGTGCATAGATGTCCACAATCGCCTTGGCTATCGCCTCGGCCTGTTTCAGTGGCAATCGCGCTTTCATGGCTTCACCCTTCTGAATTCGTAGACCCACACGAACGGGTTTGCGAAGTAGTCGAACCCGCGCTTCGCGTTGAGATTGTTCCATGTCTGGGCAAAGCCGCGGTTGCCGTTCAGCGAGATGAACCCCTCTTTCTCTACGTCGCCCGATCCCATAATGCTTTTCAGCCGCTCGGCCCGCACCATCGTCACTTCCAGCGTGATGCGGCTTGCCCATTTCGGCATAAAGATTGGCGACTGCCAGGGATCATCGTCGGTTATCTTCACGGCGAAGCCAAATTCGCTGTTCGGTTCCGGCGATTCGCCGTTGCGCTGCAGCAGCCTGTCGGTCTGCTCGATGACCCAGTCCTCCCAGGCGTCCAGGCTGTTCTTCCTGAACGCCGGGTAGGCTTTCCATAGCTCCATACCATCGCTATACTGGATTAGGCATTCGCACACATCCCAATCCCAACCACGCAATCGCCAGCGTTCGCGCACCCACAATCGATCTCCGATCAGATAGGCTGGTTTTTTCAGCAATTCCCCGCTCTCTTCCGGTTGCGGCCTGATGACGCGGCGGGTCATGCTCTTCCGTCCTTCCAGAATTGCTACGATGGACTCGGTGCTGAAAATGATCGGTTTACTTTTCATGGCGCCTCCTCAATATGCTGCGGCCGGCCGCAGTGCAGCACGTTAGCCGCGTCGACCAGGCGCGCTGCGGCATCGTTTTCGGCCACAATCCACTCCTTGTTACAGACATAAATGCGTTCGCCGTCTGTGTACCAGTCACAGCCGGCGTCGTCAATCGGTTCGCCGAGCAGATCGAACACAACCCGAAACAGCGCATAGGCGAGCTCCTCGCGTGAGACTTGTGCGTCTATCTCGTGCATGGCATGAATTGCGTATCGTTTCTGTGGTTTCATGCTAGTCCTCCAGCAGCTTACGAATGCACGCTGCATAGGCAGAATTATAGTCAGGATTCGGCTCCTTCTCATCATTCTGGCCGCGCGTTTCCGGCAGCCAGTCCAGCAACCTCGACACGACATTGAATGCGGGTACAGACTCGCTGCTGATTTCTCGGCCAAATAGACGACTCAGCACCGCCTTGTGCGTGGTCTGCCCGCTGATTTCGTCTATCACGCCAGCAAGATATCCGTACTGCTCATCGCTGCATGGTCCGCTGTTGGGGTCGCGGTCTTTCTTACGCGCCCACTCGGCGAATTTCTGGCATTGTTCATCGGACGGCGGCGGGGCCGGCGCCTTGCGGCTGGTCGTCTCCGGCGCGAAGAGGACGTTACCGTCCTCCTCATATTGGATCTCCTTCTCGACCGGTAGCGCATGGTCCCGGTCGTAGGATTCGATCCTCTGCTCCATGTCCTCGATTACGGCGACGCCCTCGTAAGATGGGTCGCCGACCGCGATCTCGATGTCGAACACTTTCTTCAGCGCGTTGACCTCGGCCCGCTTCTCGGCCACCTGGTCCGGCGACCAGGTCTCGGGCACGTTGTCCGCCTGCCACCGCTTATCATACTTGTTGTAACGGGCCTTCTGCCGCCAGAAGCCGATGCCCTTGGTCGGCAAATACGCGATGCCGGCGTCTTTGCACTCGCGGGCCACATCTAGGCGATAGATTTCGATCTCGTAGCCGACATCCCTGGCATCGTATTCGTCGCGGCGATACTGCCTGACCTCCTCGGCGTCCAGACGCCGGCTCTGGATCTGATAATTGGCTTGCCGGCGCGCCATCTTGCGCAGCCCCTTGACGCCGACATGGACCGCATACTGCTTCTCCCAGCGGCCCGTCTCGTCCTTGCGCTTGCCCAGCTCGATGATGTAGGCATCGCCGGTGAACGGATTGAGTTGGTGCGCGGTGCAGACCTGGGCGAATTGCCAGATGACACTATCCGGCGTGTCCTCGCTGAGCTGCGTCATGGCCGTGATCCGGCGCTTGATCTCGGCAATGAGGCTGCGGTCGCCGAGATAGGGAGCCGGCGCGCGTGATGCCGCCGGCACAATCTGATAGTCGCCGTCCACGTCGCCGTTGTCCGTCATATTGCACCTCCGTAGCATTCCACGTCCGCCTCGTCCAGCATCCACTCCAGATAATCGTCGTCCGCATTCAGTCCCGGCTTGGCGTCCTTCTCCTCGAAGAGCGCGTCCTCCTCCTCGACTCGCTCCATGTAGCCCCGGCGCATGGCTTCGGTCACGCATTCGTCGAAGCGATGACCGAACAGCCGATACTCGTACCCTCGCAGCTCATCGCGAGCCGCCTCATGCCAGCCTGCCGCCATGGCCGGCGTGTGGCACGTCTCGACGCCCAGGCCGAGCAGGAAGTGCTGCCGGCCGGCTACTCGCTGCTCCTCGATCTCCTGCTCTTCCCAGAACGGCTGCCAGTAGGCGAGCCAGGCGGCGTGCTGTGCATCGTTGTGCGGGAACTGGGTGCGAGGGTTGTATTCCCTTCTGGCCGCCTGACGAGCGGCCTGCCGTGCGAGAAAGACCTCGGTGGCATTGACATTGTTTCCGTACTCTGCGATAATCATGTTGTCATTCCTTTCACACACCTTCGGGGTGACTGTGGGGACCGGGAGCTGCTAGGCGCCGGTCCCCTTTGCTTAACTGTTCTTACTTCCAGCTCGGGTAATAGACACTAGTCCCATTCCCGAACTTCCTCTCAACTACAATTCCGCCGCCGCTGTGATGCTTCCTCAGCCATCCATTGGCCAATCTGGTCAAGCCGCTGGGGCCATACATCGATTGTTGCACTCCCTACCAGTTCCACATTCCGTGTAAATAGCGGGCCAGTTCCTCGGCGGCGATGTAAGCCTCTTGATATTGCCCTCTCCATTCGACCAGTTCCGTCTTTTTCATCGCATGTCTCCTTAGCGCCGGGTCCCCTCTCTTTCCTTCGCAATCATTGTATCACAGTTTACTGTGATTTGTACCCCATCAATTAGGAAGTTAAACCTTAAAATTATGATACAAATGACGTATAGACAGA